CGATAAAGATAGAGGCATGAATTGAGATGCTTCATTCCGGCCGCACCACCATGGAGGTAAGTCCGGCAGAGAAGGTCGTGATCGTCTCCCGTCACCATCGTTTCATCATGGCCACCGATGGCCCAATAGTCTTTCGCTCTCCAGGCTCGAAGATGATCGGGCGCCCAAAAAATGTAACGAAGCATATGGGGGCTTGGCTCCCAGGAAATCATCTCGTTCAAGACATGCCCGTTGTAAGCGAAAGGCATACTCTTCCATCCATAATATTCGCTGTAGCATCTAGGTTCCCAGGTCCCGCTTTGGAATTCAGCATCATTTGAGTAGACGAAGCATACTCTCGGATCGAGAAAAGCCTTTTCAACTTTTTCGAGTGCTGTCGACATGAGAAGGTCATCGGCATCGAGTTCGAGTAGAATATCCCCATTTGCCTTGGAACAACATTCTCTTTTCAGCCTGCCAATGCGGTTGTGCGTCGTCCCTTCATCGTTTTCTATTTCGAAGATTTTCACCCTTGGATCGGATGCGATATCAATCGGTACGATACCACCGTTGTTGATCCCCACAACCCATTCCCAATCGTAATGCATCTGATAGCACAAACTTTCGTAAGTTTCTCTTATGTAAGGATTCCCTTTATAGTGGTGGGGCGTAAAAACTGAGATCATGAAAACTCCTCTAATCAGATGAAGGATCGAGCCAGATCATCCCTGCAAATGGGCTTGAAGGCTCAGTTTGACTGATACGGTTGATACCAAGATCGTAGGGCTTAATCGGCTTGTTGGTACTTGCCACGACACCATTCCAGGCGAGCTGAAAATTCCCACCTGTCGTTCTCATGAGGCTCAGAGTCACATCGACATCGCTGAGGGCCGTGTTGATGTAGAAAGAAGATCCTACGATCCCACTGGTTCCCGTTTCGTTTGAAAACGCGATTTCCGCGATATCCGATGGAGTCCCGTCGCCGGCATCGTCACATGGAACAACTTGGATGTAGCAGGTAGCTGGAGAAGAAAGGCTAAGAGGAATGAATTTGTTTTTTGCATTCGCTGCGAGCGTTGCAACAAGCGTTTCAGGGGGGCTAACGACATCGCAATAGACTTTGTAGGAGACGACATCCTCATCGTCCACAGGAGAATCAGCTATGTTCAAATTGATTCCGACACCATTGCTCGACACCGAAGGCTCGTACTCAGCCATGTTCGGAACAAGTTTTGATACCGTGATCTCGTCAGCCTCGCCGACCCTGCCGTCGATATCCCTTGCAGCGACTTCGATTTTAAAAGAGCGGGGTGCCGTCCCGAAATCATTCTTGATCTGAGAAATCGTGTATCGCCAATTCTCATCGATTACATAGACGGTTCGCTTCAATTCGTCTGAGGTGCTTTTCACCTTGATGCGATAGTTCTTGAACCGTGAGTGAGGGAAGTAATCGGAATCCACGACATCGTTCCAGACAACTTCACAGTAGCTTCCCTGAAAATTCGTTCCGCCGCCTTTCACTTGAAGCCCCGTTACGGCCGGCGGTTCATCTGTTGGATCTTCGATTTCGATTTCGCTCAGCTCTGCCCAATCACCAAGTCCGACCCCCCTCCCTCGCACCCTGAAATCATAGGTTCCAGGGGAAATCTGCCGCTCTTCGATGGAAACGTTGATCGTATCACCGATCTTTTTCCAGTGGCCGTCTTCCGACTCCTTCATCTCAACATCGTAGATGATGATGCGGGGATCGGTCGAAGGTCGCCATGAAATCAGAACGCCGACCTTCCAATTCCTTCCATGCTGATAAGAAAAGATTTTCGCTGAAAGGCCCTTTGGCTTCTCGATCTGTTCTTTTGGAAGAATGGACTCGATGGGGTCCTTGACCTTGATGTTTGAAAAAACACGGTCGACCTTTGATGGATCGTGCTCGATGGCAGTGATCTCGTACTGATGGATCTCCACCTCTTCATTGTGAATGACCCTGAAATATCGCGGGGCGAGGTTCGTTGCAGTCAAGACCCAAACGGCGCCGATGAGGTTCGTGTGCGGGAAGGGCTCAACGTTGATCGTCGTTCTCGTTCCGGAGCTGCTGAGAACATCTCGATCGATCACTTCCTTGTCGGGCATGACGCAGGAAAGGGAATAGGTTTCACCATCTTCAAGGTGGACGGAAGAATCAAGCGTTATGGCATGTGCTATGACTTCATTGAGACCGTTAACGACAGTCGTGAAATCTGCGACGCGCCCCCCCATGCGAATTCCTGCATAAAAAGGATCGGCAACTTTGATGATGCATCCTGGGACAGCATCACCGAAATCGAGCCCACCGCGGAAGACGAGCGTGTCCTTCTCGTTCTTTTCAGTTTCAATGAGCCACTTCCCGATATAGTGGGCCTGGTATCGCTGCGTGCAGCCAACGGCAACGATAGATGTTGGGTTGTACCCGTATTTTTCGATCAGCTCAGGGTCTTCGTAGACTTCAACTGTCTGGTTGCAATGATCGTCCGGATCGTTCCAGGTGACGTAGGCCACAGAATGGCGAGCTCTTTTACCTGTAGAGGAGTAGCTGAGCTTTCCACCAACGACATTTGCGGGGGTGACGAGATGGGTTGCATCGGCAGGTTTATCGGCAACGACCGTGACCTTTCCGGCGTTCCAGTAGGGCATCGCAAGAAACGATGAAGCAAGGGCATTGAGGAGGTGATAGGCTTCTTCCTGCGTTTGAATGTAGATGTTGCAGGTGAAGCGAGGACCCATGATGTCATCGCCCTCGTCATCCTTCAGTCCGGTTTTTACGGATTCATCGCACCACTTGGCGATCTCATACAGTGACCACTTATCAACGTACTGAGTCGCTCGGCCAAGCCCATAGCGATCCTCACGAACCAGATCGTACCAGACCCAGGCAGGGTTGTTCGTCCACCCAAATTTGAATGTCCCATCCCAAACGCCGTCATATTCCCTGGTCTGCGGATTGTAGTTTACCGGCATCCGAATATAGCAAAGACCACGAACCTTGTAGGACCTCGTGGGGATGTGTGTCCCAAATTGCTTGGCCTTGGCCTGCATGGCAAAGTAAGCGATGTTGGGCCAGATGAACCGCTCCCTGGTTATGAGCGTGTAGCTGCCCCAGGTCGTGCTGTTCACCCTGGTCAGCGTGTCATCTGAATCTTCTGTGGTTCGCTCGATCTTTACTTCCCATGGGCCAGGACCGTACTGATCTATCTTTTCGATACGGAGCTGCTTTTGATAGGCTGAATTCGTCTTCCCCTTGATGGAAAACTTCCTTACAGGATCTCCCCATTCCGTTGCACCGTCTGGCCTGACATAAACCTGGAGCTTGACGATATCTCCGTGGATGTCTCCGGTTTTCTTGTTTATACGGTAAAGCCCCGGAAGGCTGATGATTATGACCACATCGTCTATCTCTTCATCCGAGATAGTCCTTGTGATGGGGAGATCCTTTTTGATTTCTGATCCGACTGAGACACTTGATTGTACGGAATCAAAGCCTTTTAGTGTCTCAGATATGGGAGCCTGGTCATAGTGACCCTTTCGGCACGCCCAAAGAACACCCTTGAAATTGGAAGAGCCGTCTTCGTTTTTGAGAGGTGTCCCATCGAGATATATCGACCTTCCTCCGTCAACGAGTCCAGCAATCGGACCATGACACCAGAGATCGATGATATAGGCTACAGAGGAAGCCGAGAGAGTGTTTGGATCTTCAACCGGGGTGTGAGATTCACCGGCATCTTTTCCGCCACCACTCCCAAAAATCTGAATTAAATCTGACACCTCACGACTCAAGAGCCCAATACGGGCCTCTGATTTTACCAGAAGTTAAGCACCACCCTCGCCACCCTCGGTCCAATCGTATGTTTCATCTTCAGTGAAATAAAAGCAAATTCTCGGATGGACTTCCTTGTAATCTTCGATCATCTCGAAGGTGATAGGATTTGCAATCGTGATTTCGATCTCTTCCTCATCGGGGAACTTCCAGGTGACCCTTTCGAGCTCTTCACCGGGAATCAGCGAATAAGTGAGCGAAACAGTCTGTCCGACCTTTGCCGTGATTTTTCCATTTGGGATGACCGATCCACCGTCACCGAAGGTCACAACCTCAACGAAAGCTGCATCCTCATCGTCGTCATCGAGTTCTTCAAGGCTGACTCCGCCAGAGATAACCGTCGATCCGATTTCGAATTCACCGTAGACGAGGGGGACCGCACCGCCTTGTTCAGTCCGGTTGACAGGACCGCTAAAGAGCCATGTCGTCTGCTTCTGCTCTCTGTCGTTGTAGTTGGAAACCTTTGGAGCTGGAGAAAGGATCTGCGAAATCCCACCGAGAGCCAGGATTCCGCCCATCAAACCGACCTGCCCCCAGGTCATGAGTCCGAACGTGCCAGGTACAGCCATCTGCATTCCGGCCGCAAGTCCACCAGTAGCAGGAAGAGCCATCCCGAAAGAAAGGCCGACGAGGGCAACACCCAGAACGGCCGTGATGACACCCTTCGAGTTTCCGCCGGCGCCTTCTACGATTGGAACAATGTGGACATCTGCACCACCAAGTCCCATGGTCAGCATGTCATAGGGAAGGTCTTCTCCGGAATCGATGGATGATCCACGGATGATCCGGTAGGACCCTTTACGAATGGCGCTGTAGAAACCAGGAAAATTCGAGTTGAGAGCCCTTATTGCCTCGACAGGTGAATCGACATCGAAGGGATACGGCCCTCCAAAGATCTCGAAAAGATTGCCGTGAAGGTGAACATTTCGGATCATCCATCGTACCTCATAACGCACGTTGCGTATTTCATCCATGGACCAATGTTATCGACCCTGCTGAGCCTGTTGGCCAGGTGATGAAGTAACCCATCGTTTCCGATGAAAACACCGCAATGATTCGGGACGGCGCCGCGGATCTTTCCTATCACGCAATCTCCGACCTGTTCGACCCTCATTCCCGGCAGTTTTCTGAAGCCAGCTTCTTCCATGTGGGTATCGAAGAGCCGGTCGTCACCGTTCCACCATTCATCTTTCCTGGCAAAATTCGGGAATACGATTCCACGTTCTACTCTGAACCAATCGCGAACGAGGGCGAAACAGTCATGAACACCGTGCCTGAATTCGCGTCCCTTGAGAGGAGCAACCGGAAAATCGTCCCCCCAGAAAAAAGGATCGAGAGGAAGTCCTTTGATGACCTCGATGATTCCCCAGGTGAACCGTGTCGCAATCTGCTGCCTCATATCGTCTTCGGTCGGATGAGCCGGCCCGTTCGGATGGCTGTGAATAACGGCTTGAATGGTCCTGTGTCGAATTTGGTGCCCCAATATCACTTTAGGGTCGATTCTGAAGTGATGTTTCGGGTCATCGGCTGTGTTCTCGCACGGAATGTACTCGTCATCGATCACGATCCCACAGGATTCTTTCGGGTACTCGATGGCTGCATGATCCTTCGCGGCGGCTATGACGATTCGTGGAAACATCATACGGACACCCTCGTTTTCCCGACTCCAGGGAAAAGCAGGGATGGAAGCGGTTGTTTCCCAGGAAATCGAAGCTTGCAGTCATCAAGCCCCTTTCCGCACCGGTCGTTACCTGGACTCCATACCTGGTTCCCGTAGATGTCATAGTACCGATCTCCGTTATACGGGCACCCGTAGTCGAAGTAAACCCATTCGCTGTTTTGCCTGACACGGTATTTGAGCATGCAGATGTCTCGAAGAATCATGAGGGACGGGATCTTCACACCCTCGGCATCGAGGACGGAAACGAGTTCCCAGCTGATCGCGTTCTTGTCCTGGGAAATCTTTCGCTCGACTGTGTAGATGTCAGGTGGATAGTGGGCGTCTGAATCGTGGGTCGTTTCATTGTCCAGGTACTTCGTGAGTGTCTTCCACCTGGTGACGGTCGCACCCAAAAGATCATCCCAGGAGATGAGAGCTCCGACCATGGCACGGGTAACGTTTCCAATCGATATCTTGGGGCGCGGAAGGGCACCCTGACCGGACATTTCAAACCCTTCGATGATGATGTCGATGGGCGTGTAGGTGTTCCCCTTCCACCTCACGGCAACGTCCGTGTAGTTGCTCTTCGTGAAATACCAGATGTCTTCGGCCCCGAGACTCGTCGCATCGAAATCGAAAAGCTCGATGATGCTCCCGACATTCATGGATTGAACGTCTTTTTCAAAAGCCATCTGCTAAAGATCGAAAACCCTGATGAAGGTGGCTGAAATTGAATCGGATGATGGATCGACCTCGGATCTCGTCCATTCTTCGCAAACCCACTTCAAGGCCGTGGCTGATCCCCTTGGAGTGAAATAGAACGCCTCGACTCCGGCTTTTTCTTCGAGGAATTCTATGATGTCATCGGCATCTCCAATAGAAAGATTCGACCACGTAAGGGAGATGCTCGTATCGATTGGGTTCAACCCGTCTCCGGCACGCTGAACGTATCCATCCCCAAAATTGCTCTTGAGCACCCTGGCCTTCGAAGTCGTCTTCGGCTTCCAATCTGGAGCATAACTTGGAAAGGTATCCATTTAGAATCCCCTGTTCAGCATCCCGCCCGGACGCATGTGCTTTTGAAGATGCTTATCGATTTCCGATCTGACAACACGGGCGACCTCGGTCCCAACATCTCTTGCCGATTGCATGTCGTAAGATCCGCGCCCGGTATGGTTCACATGTACGGTAACACTTGGAAGAGCTGCCGAAGAAGGAGTGATTGCTTTGTTTCCGATCCCGCTCAATCCCCCAAGACCAGCTATGGCTGCACCAGCCGGTCCGCCACCGGTCACGCCAAAAAGACCAAAAACCGAACTCATGAGCCGGTTCACGACAAGGGTTTGAACCATCATCCGGATCATGTCCTTGATGATGGAGTTCGCCATATCGGTCATGTCGATTTTCCCTGTCATGGCAACTTCAGTGATGGTATCGCCAAGAGAGTCGAAGGCTTTCTTTAGCATACCAACGGCATCCTGCCCCTGGGTGAAAGCGGTCGGCATGTCGTTCTTTATCTGCCTTAAACCTTCCGTCCAGCCATCGTAGAAAGATCCTGCCTCCTTGAGCTGCTCCAGGCGGATTCTCTCATTATAGATGATCTCGACAAGCTTTCTTTCATCGTCCGATTTTGCGTTGAGCCATGCGGAGCGTTCCTGAACCTTGAGGAGTTCGACCCTGGCGAAAGTCTGGTCCTCGATGATTCCGGTAAGTTCTGAATAGTCCACCTTGAGCTGAGCGAGTCCCACTTCTTCCTGGTTCCTCGTCTGCCATTCAACCTGGTAGCTCCTGAGCTTTCCCTTGGCTTTTTCGAGCTCGATCATTTCACCGATGTCTCTTTCGGCACTTTCCTTGGCATATTTTGCTGCTTCGTAAGCGTCAACGGCCTCGCCACTTGCGATCTTGTCCTTGCTGTAGACCTTCTCATAGAATTCTGTCAGCTCTTTTCCGAGCCTCATGCTGTCTCTATCGAGCTGGGCGATCGTCTCATCGGTTTCCTTCTGGATCCTGATCTTTGCTGCGAGAACGGTGTCCCCCAACATTTCAGCGTTTAGGGCTTCGAGTTCCATCGTGAACCCGCTAACCCTGGCGCTGTAGTCATAAGCCGACTGCTCCATGTTCGCTAGGAACTGGTCAACATCTTCTTTGCCTACGGTTCTTTTGTCGTCTTTTTGAGCCTGTTTAACGGCATCATCGGCAATGAGCTTTTGATTCCTCTCAGAAAAAAGTGCCTTCAAGGCATTGTATTTTTCGAAATGCTCTTCGAGTACCTTGTTGGCGCGATCCATTTGACCGGCATTCTTATAAAGATTGGAAAGAGCTATGGCATCTGGAGTCATTTCATCGATTGACGACCACATGCGGTTGAAATCGATTTTTGCATTTTCAAGAGCCAGGTCCACGCCATGCAATCCAGATTTTTGAACATCCTCCATCATATTGTCGAACATGGTCTTGTATTTGAGTCCCATGTCATGGATGCGGTTTTTGAACATCATCTCGCCTGGAATGCTGGTTGAATGTCCGGCCGGATTATCGAAAGGACTTGCTGCCGATTTTCTTACCATTCCATCGATGTATTTTTCTGAATAGAGAACGGCGTTAAGCTGATCACCGATATTTTCGCCTTCTTTTTTGATCTCTTCGGGACTCATTGCCCATGCGAATTCACTGGACTTCTTCCATCCAGTGAGGAGCTCAGATGCGGCACCAAAACGGTCAGACCAGAATTGGGATTGGCGTTTCATGGTTTCTACTGTTTTTGGGTCATCGATTCCCTTGTAGCCATATTCCCTCCTCATCTTGTCAGTTCCGGCCATCTTTTCCAGACGATTCGACAGTTCAATTGCTCCGGTCATTGCACCTATAGTTAGACCGGCTGAAGTCCCGAAAAGCATCTTCCCAAGTAAGCCATAGGTTATTGCGTCGCCCATGAAAGTTGGGAGAGAATTGAAGATGTCAACTATTTTGCCAAGAACCTCAGTGAGTTGCTTCACCGAATCGGAGACTCTATTGATCGTCGGTTCCATTGTTCTCAGATGAGCTGTGGTTTCAACGATCCCATCGCCAAAACCCTTGATGGATACATCGTTGAGCCCGAAAGCCTTTATGAGGCTTGTGACATCTTCTCCGATGCTTTTCATCCACCGGCTTATCGTCCCGTCTTTTTCCAGCTGGTCGAACTCAGAGAGAAGGTTTGAAAAAATCTTTCGTATCTCATCGAAGAAACCAGATGATCCGACCTCCTTCCTGAGATACTCCATTTTTGCCTTACCGATAGCAACCATGGAATCCCAATATCTCTGAGTATCCTGAAGGCTGTCCGCATAATGGCGATCAAGATATTCGAAGATGGATGTAATGATCGTAGAAAAATCCATGTTCCGTTTTTTGAACTCGCGTTGGATATCGTCTGGAGACGATTTTCCTGTGATCATCCCGAGCTTTTCAGCAAGAGCATCCATCGTGAATGGGAGTTTTTCATTCAGTTCTTTAAGAGCATCGTCTATTCCAACCGCCCCAAGTTGGAAGAGCTGACTCATCTTTCCTATCGTTTCTCCGAAATCGTGAACATCCGTTCTGCCCACACGAAACATATATGAAACCATACCTTCGAGCTGTCTTTGAGTTGGTTCGATCCCAACAGCACGGAGCTTCACGAAGGATTTTTCAAGAGCAGTCAGACCAAAAGACTGATTTCCAAGTTGTTCCAACCACTTGATTGTTTCATCGCCTTGTTCACCGTTTGTAAAAAAAACGAGGGATTCCCTGAGCCTCTCGACATCACCAGCAATCTTCATAATGGCCGAAACTTCGTTTTTTGTCGCCATTGCCGCCTGCCAGGAAACAAAAGAGACAGCAACATCCCTAACCGCAGAATTCATTCCAAGTATTCCATGGGTAGCCGAATTAGTTCTTGTCCCAACTGTCTGTATCTGATTGCCAACATTGTTTACAGCGGTCCCAACTTGGTTCAGATTTCCAACAGCCTGGGCAGTATTAGCCGTCGCATTTATGGTAACTGTGTTTGCAAATGTTGGCATTGGCTCTCAGAATATCGCAGTAAGCGATTTTTGACGGAGTGCGAAACGAAACACGCCAAGATCCGTCCAGTAAGTCATATCGAAACCATCCGACGAAAAAGGAAAGCCGGCTTCCGCAAGCATCGCCGTTTGATACAGGCTGATAACATAGGGGTCCGGCTCATAGTCCTTATCCAGGCAATTCCTGCAAAGAATTTCCAGGTAAGGTCCCGAGCGGGCTTTGCACTTTGCCTTCTTCGACTCCGTGCATCCTTTCCCGCTCAGGAGCATATCTATCGCTTGAGAAAGATCATAGGAATCCTCCTCTTTTACTGAGAAGGGTCCGAATTTGATTCTTCCTCGAAGAGTTCAAGAAAATCATCTGCGTTTGCGATCTCCATCCTGGATTCTTCCATGACGTTCGTTCCTTCGAAGGCGTGACGGCCAACCGCGGAAACGATGTCAGGAACCTTGTCAACGAGAAGCTTTTTCCAATCTTCACGGTAATCGGAATCCTTGGGGTCGCTCGCAATGAACTTTCCGCCGAACCCGAACGTTCCTTTTTTGAAACCAATGATGATCCTCGCACCAAATTTCAGCCTTGCCTGAGCCGCCTTGGGGATGAGCTTGTTCCCCTTGCGCTCAAAAAGAGAAGCCTGGTAGGCCGCGATTTCATCATTTCCAGGACGCCGATAATAAATCTCGTGGACTTCATCGCCGTCCTGGACTTTGGCCGTGTACTCGCTCGTTGAAAGATCCCTCATGAAACCTCCCTATTTGGTTTGGATGTAGTATTCATCGTCGCTTCCAGTAAGACCGAAGTTGAGCGTATAGACGGCACGACCATCCTTCTCGCTAGTCTTGGGAGGCTCGATGAGCTGGGCGGCGCTGGCGCGTGCCCCGATGATATTCTGCGCGGAACCTACAGACCAGGCGATGATGGAAGTCGTTGCATCCTCGAAAATCGAGTAAGGATCAAACGCTGAAAGGGCATCCACATCACATTCGATGGTGAGCTTTGGTTCGCGCTTTGCGATCCTGATGCTGCTCAAGCCATCGGAATCCTGCATGTCCTGCTTCTCCATGACGGAGTTGCCAAGATCGAGGCTGACACGCGAAACACCAACAGGAGAATAGGATCCAATCGTCAACCCGAGCGAAGTACAAAGAGGTGGTTGATGTTCCGGCCAAGTGATGGTTCCAGGCTTCGAGGCCGTGATGGGTGTCGCATAGAATCCAGTAAAGTTGAAGTCGATCTGAGGATAGCTTCCTACCTCAAAATTCAGAACCGCGTTCCCCTTCGATCCGACAAGAGCGTAAAGGATCGTGTCCATGTAGAAATAGATCGTTGCAGATTGGCCGGAAGATGCGTTTGGTTCGGCAGATGGGGTGTACTTGCACGAATCGGGGCTCGTCGTCGTGGACTTAGTGAGTCCGCATGCCTTGAGAAGAACACCAAAATAGGGTTCCGTCTTCACATCGGCGTTGTTCGCACCCTTCCCCTCGCACTTGAAGGAGATGGTCTGCCTCTTGATCCCGATCCCCTTGCTGATCTGAGAATATGAATCCCTGATGTAGTCGCGATCCTTCATATCGGATGTAAGAGAGACATCAGGGATCGAACACAGGATCACATTGGTTGCACCGGGGCTCGGATCGATCCCATATGTTGCTTCGACTTCGGCGAGAAGCACCGATTTTCTAAGTTCCTGTTCTGTTGCCATTTTCTTACCCTATCCCCTGGACCGGGTTTTGAAAGTTATCCCGTAAACGGCCACATTACGGTTTCCTGAAATTGCCTCATCGTTTATTGGCTCAAAAGGTTCCATTTGTAAATCCAAATCAGAACCACTAAACAAACCGATGACATCTGCAAGCACTTCATGGGCTCCCTTATGTGAACCATCTCCATGAAGCAAAGTTTTCATCGAAACATAATTCTTTATGACAACAAGAACTGCGAAGAACATAGTTTTGTCATGCAGACTTGTATTACCAACTGGCGTGTAATTCCCACCCATATACGAAACATAGGCTGCCGGACAAAGAATAGGGAGTTCATCAACTTTTGATGTGAGAAATTCCCCAACAGGACCAACGGTTTTGAGATACGATATATTTGATTGCAATGCAGCAATCATTTCCTCTTCTATTTCGCTAGTGTCGATCATAGCCATTATTCACCCGCATACAGTCTTCCGTGTAAAAGCCATTCAGAAACAGTCATGAACAACTTGTAACCTTCAAACCCAACAGGAGGGATCATGAAATATGGTCTTGGTGGAATATTTTTGTTATCTGATCCATATTGGGCGACTACACCAGCTATACCAACATGAGCTGTCCATACAGATTCAAGTGGCTTCATTAACTGTGATGGACTTATAGCTTCATGATAAAGCTTTCCTGTTTTTCGTAGGAGAAGCCAACCAGCATCTTTTTTATCTTTTCTTTCCGGCCATTTTTCAGGTCTTCCACTAACCTTGAAGTTCTCTATAACAATTTGCCTGATAAAATGGTGCATAGCATCCCATGCGGGACGAAAATCTGATAGCCTAGCAATTATATCATTTATTAAACCAAACGCTTTAGATATGTCTATTTCCAAATTTACCAACTCTGAATTCATATCTATAGAATGTGGTGACCATTCTCTCTTGTAGTAGTGGCTATTGCTCTCCTTATCAAAGAACGTTGTCCCTCT